ATATTAAAGAAGCTTTGCAGACGGCAGTGGCCAAAAGGATTTCAGCCATAAGCCAGCAGGACGGACAGAAAAGGTATCCGATATGTGGCCAATGTATATTCTGGAAAACCCCGCCTGGCGGCACAGGCAAGAAGTACGAGAACTTTAAGATGTGTACCCACCCGGAAGCGTTTCGGCTTGTAACAACCTTTGATGCAACGAAAATGACAAAAGAAGAAATCAGGAAGGCCAAAGACGAGACAACCTTTTATACAACAAGAAGGCACAGTTGCAGATTTGGCTGCCGCAATACCCATGTAAAAGGCTTTAAAAATATAGCAGATGATTGAGTGCAACGAAGTAAGATGTAATTTAAAAGATTCCTGCCAGAGGTTTAAAGAAGGCGGGATTTGGCTGCCATCCATGCCTTTCTTTCCGGGAGGTGAAATGCCGGAGAATTGGGATGAGTATATGGGAGCATTAAATGGCTGCCCCGATTACTGGCCATTTGGAACCGGCCATGAATGGTTTGAAAATAATCAAAAGAAAACCCCGAATAAGATATGACCCCCATCGAGCAAGTTGAGAAATTCTTAACAACCAAAGACAAGTCATTTGAGCCAGACTGGGCGGATGAAGCCATCCGTCAAGCCTTGGACACCTATCTGCAAGACAAGCGGGAATATGCCATGCAGGAATACATCACCCTTAGAATGCTGTTTACGCAAGCGGCGGAATCGGTAAGGAAGCCAGTGGAGGCAGATAGCAATTCATCCGACAGAGAGTGGGGTGTAAAGATTAAGAATAGCCAGGAATTGCCGGAACTAAGGCAAAGACTGACCGCATTGGAAGGCGAATTGTTTGCCGGAGCAGAGAAAGCCATAGATGCCTTTGAAGCAGGGAAAAGCAAAAGTTTATTTCAGGCCAAAGCGATAGACAAGCCGCTCGATGTTGAATAAAAGTTACTTCCGCCGCCCCAACGCCGTAATGATGCTGGCAAATGGTAGAGTGCATATCTTTGTGATGTCCGATACGGAGACTGCTTGGATACACAGAGAGCAAGGCGAGTTTGACTTTGCCGGAGCCTACCAGATAAGTCGGGAGGAATATATCGAGCAGGTTCGGGTTTTCATCGAAAAGATAGATGGACTAAAGGGAATGTTGGTGTAGATTTGTATCTTAATTAATCCCCTATCGGGTATGAAACACAAGAACTTGAATGGAATTATACCCGATGGGGGTAACTACTCAATAGCTACAATAAGACGAAAATCTGACAATAAACTTTTTGGTTGCTATTTCAGAAATGGGAGCGTTAAAGTTATCAAAAAAGGTGATATGCTTGGCTACAAGAATTGGTTTATTGAAAAGGGAACTGGTGATGAAGAACTGTGCTTATACGGAGTTGACCAAAAAGTTTATGACATAATTGAGGTAGTGGAGGATTAGCCATTACCGCTAACGATTTCGGGCTTGGCGAAGTGGCTGAACCCGAAGCTAATTAGAATTACTAAACTTTAAAATTAAAAACGAATGATTGATAGAATTACTGAACAGCCATTTTGCCAAACCCATGTTATGTGCAGGGCGGTTGATAACCTTGAACTCCTTTTGTCGCAACCCGATGAAAGTGTAGATTTGATTTACTGCGATATTCTTTACGGAACTGGTAGAAACTTTGGCGATTATCAAGACTTAAAGCCAATACGAAGCGAAATAGAAAGCCACTATTTGCCAAGATTAAAAGAAATGCACCGAGTTTTAAAACCAACAGGAAGTATTTATTTGCAAATGGACACACGAATTAACCATTGGATTAGAATTATAATGGATGATATATTTGGGTATGATAATTTCCGAAATGAAATAGTATTTGGATATAATGGCGGTGGAGTTTCAAAAAAATGCTACCCTAAAAAACACGACATTATCTTGTTTTATTCAGTTAGTGAGGAATACTATTTTAATAATGAAAAGAAACCATACTCCGCTTTAAGTTCACAAAACTTATTATGGAAACATAGAAATAAAAAAAGACTTGAAGAACTAAACGATGGCACACCTGTAACAGATGTATGGACTGATTTAAAGTTTAAAATAAACTACCAAGAGGAAGAATATACAGGATACGCTACCCAAAAAACAAAAGAATTATTGAGCCGTATTGTTTTAGCTTCCACAAACGAAGGCGATGTAGTGGCTGATTATTATTTAGGTAGTGGTACAACAGCAGTAGTATGTAAAGAACTGAACCGAAATTTTATCGGCTGTGATATTAACCCGAAAGCTATTGAAATAACGAAAGGTCGTTTGAATGTTGGTCAGTAGCATTGCACATAACTACTATATGTATTTCACCTTCACAACTTCTTAATTTAAACCAATTTACAACATGAACACTGTGGTTTCAAAGACATACAATCCTTTAAGTCAGATAACAATTTAAACCAATGAAAAAAAACCTCATTATTCTAGCAATTTACCTTCTTGGCTGCGTTTGCAGCTACAAGTATGGGAAGTATTTGACTTTAATCCGGTCGGGAAAATGGACGCAAAAAGATAGGGCTGTTGTTTTAACTCTCAGCGTGCTTTCTTGGATAACAGTAGCAGCAGAGGGCTGTGCTCACGTGGTAATTACATATAACCCCAACGAAAAAGCGGAGTGGTAATGAAACGATTCATCTGTTGGTATGCCTATCGAGGCATGGAAACCGAAGGCCATGTTTCTTTGCAGGAGCCTGTAATCATTGAGGCTGTTGATATGGCAGAAGCTATGTGGAAATGGCATCACATGGCCGACCCAAATTGGGGAGCCAAATTTCACAATGGCAGCTTGGATGAGTATAGAAGCAAGGGGCAATTTACGGGCTGGGGATGCTGGTGCGAAGAGTTGGCGAATTAAATAGCCATTCCATCGAAAAAACCTTCACAAACAAAAAAGCAATTATTAGTTTTGAATTATGATTATTAACGCTTCAATTGACTTGACCAAGATTGACAAGTCTAAAATCAAAGAACACCAGAACGGTGCGAAGTATTACAACATTAGCATTTTTGTTAATGACCAGCCCGACCAGTATGGGAACAACGTTGCTATTGCAAACTCCCAAACCAAGGAGGAACGGGAATCCGGCCAAAAGCGGGTTTATATAGGTAATGGGAAGACGAATATGCTAGCTCCCACTCCAGCAATCCCATCCGGCCCACCAGCGGCAATGGAGACGGAGGATGATTTGCCTTTTTAATGGGGGATAAACAGTCAGGTGGCGGAATTGGGAGACGCAGGGTCATTTAAAACGTACCTATAATTGCCAGTTCAAATCTGGCTTTGACTGCCGTACCAGGTGCAACAATAAGAATGACGGACGTGTTGCATTAATTGGTTGTCCGTACCCACACGCTACGGGTCGAACTGGGTAAAACAATTACTCGAGGAAGCGTAAAAAATAGTGACAGCCGGAAAGACGGCAACCGGAGCGTAGCTCAATGGTTAGAGCAACTCCCTATGATAGCGAAATACCGCAACAAGTCTGGTAGGTTGTGGATACCTAAAGGTCAAAAAGGGGTCAGTCTCGTGGAACTAGGTTCGAATCCTGTCGCTCCGGCAAAGAGGACAATAGTGTAAAAGGCTGCACGCACAAGCGAGTGAAGAAGTCAGGTTCGAATCCTGATTGTCCTGCTAACGAATATTTCCATGACCACCACCATCCCCCTGCTTCGGGTCAGTGTTCCAGAAATGGATGCAATGGCGCAACTCCACGCTGTGAGAAGCAGGGCTGGCATGGCCTTGATGTTCTCCGCCCACTTTCAGAACGGCGCAAACTACAATGGGCTAAGGCTAGACCAGTTCTACCATAAAATACCAACCAACGTCCTGCCATTAAGCCTTCTGCAACCATGGTCCTGCATGAGCAACCAGATTGAATGCTATGTCTATGAGTTATTCAGGATGCAAAGAGGCTACATCCATTATGTGGGCCTTTGGGGGCAATACATTTGCACCTTTGACTTTGTGGAAGGCGACTATCCAGATAACCCAGAGGAATTTAAGACATTGAGCCTATTCAAGCTGGATAATGGTCAGTTTGGAGCCTATCCAAATAACTACTTTCGGATGCAAGACAAGACATGGACCGGCAAGCTGGACCTAATCCAGATACCAAAGATTAAAAGAGTAAGTGAGTTTGTTAATCCAGAATGGAAAATATGAAAGACAACATCAACCATCCGCAGCACTACGGCGGCGCAGACAATCCGTATGAGGCGATAAAAGTTATTGAGGCATGGGGCCTTGGCTTCGCACTAGGCAATACTGTAAAGTATATCTCCAGAGCGGGGAAGAAAGACCCGTCCAAGACCTTAGAAGACCTTGAAAAAGCATTGTGGTATTTAAAGAGAGAGATTGAGAAACATGGAAAGTAACGAAATCAACAAATTTCTGGCTGAATATTTGGGCTGGAAGTACGATGAAGACTGGGGCTGGTGGGATAAGCCTGATGGGGGAATGGTTATGGACGGCCTTTATTTCGCCTCCGACTGGAATTGGTTTCAATGGGCGTTTCAGAAGTTTCTACAAGGAAAAAGCCTTCCCATGAAAAATTGGTATATTGAAGAGATTCAGGAATCATTTCTAAAAAATGACATTCAAAAAGCGTGTATTCACTTAATTCAAGCAATAAAAGAAAATGAAAACAAAAGTAACTGATTTAACGACCAATAAAGTTCAGGAGAACGAATGGCCAATAGGGACACATGGGTATTTTTGGGATGCAGAAGAAAATGGAATCATGTATGCCGTATATGCAGGGAAAACCGAGAGCGGGCGGCACCCAGCAAAAGGTTATAGTGGCAAGTCTTTAGGTTTGTGGAACCACTTCTCCCCCACCCTCCCCGACTGGGCCAAACCAAAAGAAGAAAAGGGGATTGAGTTTGTGAGCTATATAGATGGTTTAGGCGAAGCACAGAAGGCAGAGGCCCTTCCCAAAGACTTTCAAAACATCGAAATTATTGTGCGTAATTATGGTGAATATGATGTCTTCTTGGCCTACAACGAAAAACGGAAAGAATGTATAATTTATTTCGGCCACGCAAATTCTGGAAAAGTTTTATGAAAATTCTCCTTTCCTGGCATTTTGACATTTTCGGAGGCATCGAATCCGGTTGGGCTTTAAATTTGAATGAGCATGAATAACCTCACCATTTTACTTCTTCTCTGCCTCGTTGCCGTGTACTACCTTTCCCGCAAAGACAACCATCCACCGACAGGTTCGGCGGTTTAATCGAATCCCATGATACACAAGATAGGCAGAAATTATCTTTGGCTTGAG